ACGACCGCACGGAAATAGTCGGAGTGCATCCACACCGTGATGCCAGCCACGAAACCAAGGCTCCACACGAACAGAGCGCAAAGCAGCCGCCGTTTCATCACGCACCCCGTAAACCGAAAAAAGCCCACGGAAGGTCATCCCCTCCGCAGGCTTTGCGTAATAGAAAATGATCACGATGCAGCGGCTTGCGCTTTCGGTGCGTTGGCAGCCGCGCGCACGTTCAGCGGCTTCAAACCAACGATGCGTGCAACCAATTCACCGTCACGCGAGACAAACAACTTGAAGTCGGCCACGTAGTCGCCGGGTACGGTGTCCTTGAGTTCGTCGGCAACGTTCACGCGGCCAACCTTCACTTGCTCCGAAACAACGCCGTTCGCGTCGGCAACACCTTCAGTCAGGATGCACTGCGCCTCGTGCATGGAGTAGGGACGGCCCGTCTTGGCAGAAACGCCGTTACGGCTGTTGATAGCGATGATGGTCAGCTTCTGAGTGTTCGACATGATGGCTCCGACGAATGAGCAAATTGGTGTATGGTTAACCTCTAACAAAACCTTGCTTAGCAAGTTTCTGCTAAAACGGAGCCTAGCAAATTCTTGCTAGAACAGCCAAATTGGAGTTTTCTATGGACTACGCGGAATTGATTGACAAAGCGAAACACGGGCGCAGCGTCAATGTCATGGCGAAGGAGCTCGGCATCCCGCAGACCACGCTGAATGGATATGCACGCGGCGACCGGATGCCGGACTACACCACCGCGCTGATCCTGGCCCGCGAAGCCGGAGTGAACGCGCTAGAAGCCCTGAAGGCGATTGCCTTCGAAGACGCACGCCGCAAAGGCATGCTCGACACGGCCAAAAAGGTTTTTCGCTCGCTGCTTAGCGCCGCGAAACCGAGGAACAGGCTGGCCGCCTGACCCTTGCGCTAAGCAGTACGCGAGGGGTTCAAAATGGACCCTCTCCGCCATTACTGCTTAGCCAAGCTAAACTCCCAAGAAACAACGTTTTCGAGGGGGCTTATGTTGTACGGCTACGCCCGGGTCTCGACGCAAGAACAAGAGACCCACGCACAAACCGACGCACTCGCGAAAGCAGGCGTCGGTTTTATTTTTTCTGAGAAACGGAGCGGTGGATCGACCATCGGGCGACCGGAGCTAGAAAAGATGCTGCGAGTGCTACGGCCCGGCGACACCGTAGTCGTCTACAAACTCGACCGCATTGCACGGTCGCTCAAAGACCTGCTGCGCATCATCGAGCGCATCGAAGAGAAGGGCGCTCAATTCCGCTCGCTCACGGAATCGCTCGACACCACCACACCCGCAGGGCGCATGCTATTCCACATGGTAGGCGCCTTCGCAGAGTTCGAACGTGAGCTGATACGAGAACGCACCCGAGCGGGCATGGCTGCCGCGGTAAAACGGGGCGTAAAACTCGGGAGACATCGAGCGCTCAGCCCGGAGGACGAAAAAGAGGCAGTCCGCCTATGGCGGCAGGGTCAATTGACCCGCTCAGCAATAGCACGACAATTTGGCGTACACCTCAGCAGCATCAAACGTGCAATTAAGCGCCACCAAGAACACCAACAGCCGAGCCTACTTGACGCAGCATAAAGGGAGAGCAGGAAATGGGGATACAAGACCGCGACTGGTACAGAGACGCCATCCGACAAAAGGAACTACAAGCCCAACGCACGCAGCAGCCCGAGCCGACGATACCCTCACCGCTGCCACCCCAAAAACCGCGAGCACACTGGACGCTCATGCTGATGTTCTGGGTCGCACTACTCATCATCGGCATAGCCGTCGCACGACAACTAGGTCGATAACGAAACTGGCTTACACGCGCTCGCGAAATACGACGATCCGTCAAGTGCGACGAAGCATCGAATGTCTGCAATATCGAACTCGGAGCACAGCGTGGTTAGCACATCCTTGATCGCATCCACGCAGTCCGCGCGATTGTTTTCGATGGCATAGACAACGGCCTCAGGCACGTTGATGCCGCGACTCGTGTAGTACTTCTTCTTGTTGAAGCGCGTCTCGGCAATGTCCTTGCCGATGTACTTCGCGATGTAGCTCGCGAGCGCATCCAGCTTCCATTGCTTACCGAAGTGAGCGCCCTGCGGGTTGCGGATATGGCAGTAGCCTTTGCCGCGCCCGCCTACCACCTTGAGCCATGCCCGCCGCGCAAGATTAAGTGCGGCACGCCCTGATACAGCTACGTGCATGTGCCACGCGCCGCGTTTCTGAGGCTCAGGAACGGCGATGTAATGAAACTCGCGGTGGCGGGACATGACGCGCCGGAAGGCGTCCCAAAGCTTCAGGAAACGCTCCAGATCGGTAATGCACTCGCGCGTGGTCAACGTGATCATGTGCGTCACGCGGGCCGTCTTGCAGCGCAGGCGCACGTTCTGCTTCGCACGCTTCGCCGCTGACTTCACGCTTGCAGCGCGAGCATCCTTGTCTTCTTCTGTTTCAGGCTTCGCGCCGCGTGCACGGCGGGGCAGGTTGCGCAGATCGCCCAGACGCTGAACAACCGTGCGACGGTAGCCGCTGAACTCGACACTGCCATCCTCAAACGCACGCACCTTCGCGATCATGTCGTGACGCGCCGGGCCTTCTGGCCACAACTCCGCATCCGACTCCTCGCGCTCAATCCTGCGAACCTCTACGCTCGCACGATGCGCATCACTCCCCCAAATGGCCGCTTGGCCATATTCATAGTTTTCTGCTATCGTAGTTTCACGCATGGTAGGGTGTCCAACCGTTAGAGCTACCGTGTCGGCCCCGAAGCGTTGGCGCGCTTGCGGGGCTTTTTCTTTGGCCGGCCAGCCCGCGAACCCTTGGTGCGCTTGGCTTTCCGTCCTTTCTTTCCGTTAAGTGTTATTACTACAAGTAGGGCGGGCCTTCGGCCCGCCCTTGCCGGGGCGCTGCGCCCCACCGGCAAGGGCTCCGCCCCAACACACCCGCCCATCTTCGCCGGATCGGTCCACAAGCCACGAAAAGCAAGCTTGCAAGGGGTGGGGGCACCCCGGCCACGCCTCGCGCTACACGGCCTCGCGAAGACCCGCTACTCGGTCCCGCTGGCCGCACTAGCCGTGCGACAACCTCTCTCTTCCTGCAACCGCACCACCATCGCCGCTAGGGCGAGAGCGGGACACTCCTCACGCTAGCCGTCGCAGGCCTTAACCAAGACCGCACACAAGTCCGCAACCAAATACCTCATACGCGCCTCACCACGACGAACACCGCGAAATAAAGTTCGACCACTCGCGCCACTGCTCATACGTAATGATCCCGGCCTCACGCAACTTTAGAATCTTCCGTCGCTCGTTCAGCTTGGCCTCTATGCCGCGCACCTTCTGCGGTTGCAGCCGGCCATGTGTATACCAGCCGGGCAGGTAGCTGTACGGTGCCTGCGATGCATCTTCCTTGAACACCTGCCGCGTGTCATACGCCGCATAGAGGTCTTCACCCTTGTACCACCAGCGGTCAGCCACCATCGCGTTGAACTCGGTGCCGTACAGCACCTTTGCGACATGCAGTTTCGGCAGCTTGAGCTTGACCTTGCCAAACGTGAGCGTGTCCACAGCGCTCGAAATGAAGGGTATCTTCAAGCGATCAAAGCGACGGCACTCAACAAGATATTCGACGAGCGCATCGCGGACCTGCCGGTCAATCTGGCCGATATGCGGACACATGAAGTAGACATCCCAACCCAACTTGCGGCTATGTATCAACCACTCAATCGAATCACCCTGCCGCTTGTCCTGCCAGTTACGCGCGTTCAGCCACAACCACACCTCATCAACGAAAATGCCACCGTTCTTCGTCTCATCGTAGCTATCGTTGCCCCGCCCCAAACTCTGCAAATGCTCAACTGTAGGCTTGTCCGGCAACCGCACCACACGAGGCGTCTTTGCTTGTGCGCCGCAGAGCTTTTCCAAATTAAGGTCTAGATTGGTGGCGACCCTACGACCCTCCGCCAACAGGTCCCGCATACGCCCAACCGCTGCAAGGCTCTTACCGGAACCGAGCCGGCCCGTGATGATGTAGATCGGCATATCACGCGCTCGCAACGAGTTTGATATTGCCCACGCCCCATCGATACAAAAAGACCGCAGCATCGGCTGCAAACGCGGCATCGAGAGCGACATTCAAGCTATCAGCGCCAAGCAGCCACATCGCTGTATCGAGCGCGGTACCAAGCCCCGTAGGAAACGACTGGAGCAACGCCTGCAGCGCAATGCCAGACGCCGCGATCATGCCCGTGGTGAGCGTTGCAAACGCGGCCACAGCAGCCAGCGCAAACGCGACCTTCTCTGCAAAGAACTTCGCAAAGAAGCCTGCCAGCGACCCAAACAGACCAACCATCAAGCTAGCGAGCAAAGGCATCGCAACCTCCGATCATTGCGCACCAGCATTCGCGCTGGCGGTACGGTTCCAGATATAAATGGCGGCCAGCGTGTACCACAGCCACGAAAGCAAGATGCGCACATAGGCCATCGACTCGCACGGGTCCCACGTACCACGCCAAGACCCCCACGAAAACCACTCCACCGGCTGGCACGTACCACCGGGCAACAGATGCGGCATATGCAGATCAAACGAGCGACCAGCATTCACGCTCGTAAAATTTGCCTGCGCGTCTTGCCGCGTCTGCGTCAACTGCGAGCCTGCGACGTCAATTGCAACCTTCCCCTCGGCAGCCGTGGGCGTACCCTTCTCATCAATCTTGCATGGCGCGGTATCAGCAAGCCCGCACATCTTCACTTCCGGCCTAGAGCCGCCACCACCCCTAGGCTGCGTATCGCCGCTATCAGAGTTCTCCACGGTCGTTGTCGTGCCGTCAGGACACGTTCTTGTCGTTGTCGACGTGGTCTGGTAGTTCAGCGGGGACGACGCCGCAGAGGGTCCACTATTGGGGCGTGCTTGCACACGAACCCCAGTCGTCGTCGTGCACTGCTGCTGCGTGCCATCGGCTTTTGTACTGGTCTCCGTGCTAGTGCTGACATTAGGGTCACTCACCGTATCCGTACCCTTCATCTGCGTCGGCTGTCGTTGCGCACTCTGCTCGGCGGATGCCTGCTCATCCGGCGACATCTGTTTCCAGTAGTCGGGAATACGATTTGGGTTAGCTGCCATCTGCGCATTCCACGCCGCAGCAACATCCGGGTAGCTCGCCGGCAACCAATTCACCGGCTTGCTCGTATCGACTACACATTGCCCGCCCGACAACACGTAGCCGCTGACGCACGTTGGAGACTGCTTGCTATGCCCGACAGCGCCAACATCCCACCCGTTCGGAAAATTGTTGTTCTTCCAAAGGCACTTATAGGAAATGAAGGTCGGGCCATCACTTACGGCGCCCAACCCAGCGTACTCCCACGGCGTAGCTCCCATGCCACCCCCGGACGTGCCAGCCTTCTCGGCACCCGCCCTACACGTCGCAGCGGGAGAGTCACCCGAGACCACTACGATGCCCTGATACCCCCACTGCGCACCATCGAAATGATCGTCACCTTCGCTGGGGTTCGCAGGCGCACGCTTGCACCAACCCGTGCCACTTTCCATGCACCGCTCAAGGCCACGTCTAGCGAGATCACCCACCATCATCGCGATCATCACCGGGCCAGACGCACGGGCAACCACAGCAGCCATATCAGCTATCCCAATGGCCGACACTTCCATCGCCGCGACCGAACCAATCTGCTTACCGCCATAGCCAATATTGGCGATGATGTCGCGCCCAATCTGGACACTAGCGTTCGTAGCGTTGATGACGCTATCCAAGTTCGACGTTTGAACGTTCCACGATGTACGACCTGCCGACCCACTGCGCACCGGAATAGTCGCTGCGTCCACCACCAGCGCCCAACCGGAAAGCACGATGGACAGCGCGAACAATGCAAACCGCAGCACCTCAGCCCTTGCGCCAAACGCAGTAGTAATCCGCTTTGCTACACGCATAGAAGGTCTCGTACTTAGGATCAAGCGGCGTACCGCACGCACTCAAAAACAAAAGGCCCGCGAGGGCCAGGAGAGCTAGCTTCGCGGGCCGGCACATCACGCCACCTTGTTGACCAGCTTGCGACCGATGCGGAAGCCGATGTAGATGCCCCACACGATGACGGCCGCCTTGATCGCCTGCGTACCCAGCGACGTAGCATTCGACGTTGTGCTGTCGAACACCGGTTGCATGGCGGTCGGAAAATCGAACGTGGTTTGCGCTTGCGCAGCAACAGCGCCCACCATGCCCACCGCCGCGATCGATGCCAGCAGCACCTTGTGTTTCACACCTTCCATGAGACCTTTCATGATTCACCTCCGAAAATGGGCCGGTTAAGAAAATTGCCCGGCTTGGCCCGTCAACCGGTCAAAAAAGATCGAGCAGCTTTCGACCAAGCCGGAACAGCGATCCGACAAGCCAGCCCGAGAAAAAGAACAGGACGCAAAAGCCCGCATATGTGGCAAGGTCCGACACGCTGTAGCTCATCGCGTATTCCCCGCAATAAAGCCGAGGCAGAAACACACGCATACGAAACCAACAGCCAGCACCATGAACCCGTCATAGCTCATACGTTTCTCCCTACAGCCCCGCCGCCTGAATCGCTTCCTCGTACTGCTCGCTGTACCTACGCACCTGCGCTTCCAACTCATTGCCTCGAGCAATCGCCATCCACGCTTTACGCTCCCACTCGCGCGCGTCTGCCTCGGCCTGCTCTCGCTGTTCCTCAAACCTCTGGTGCAGCATTTCGAGCCCGTGAGCGATGTGCGCCAGTTCTTCCGCTTCATCGTCCCAGTTCGCCAACTTCATACCGGGATCAGCGCCGCCGTTCTTATCCGCCGCCCAAAGGCGATCAGTCACTACGACAAGCCGGTCTGCAACAAGCGACATCTTTAACGTTGCCGCATAGGCCCGATCCATCGCTTCCGTATGCCGCTCCGACGCACGGTCAGCCTCACGGTTCGCGGCATCCAACTTGCGCTGCGCGCGTTCTCGCTTGCCTTCCATTTCGTCGGCAGCAAGCAGGTACTCCTCTCGGTCTGACACCCCGTCATCGAACAAGCCAGAAAACCAATCGGAGATACCCACGTCCGCCCCTTATCGATACGAGACTTGCGCCGTTGCGCGCTCCATTTCGTCTCGCACATCCACGTCATGCAGCCAGTGCCACGACGCTGCATATGCCCAACCCGCACCGATCACGATGCCCGCCAGCAACCATGCAATGCGCTTCCATTCGTCCATCACAGTTCGCCCCAAAGCACCTGCACCAAGATGGCCGCCCCCATCACCAACACCGACAACGCCGGCACCCAAGGCCAGAACATCGGAACCCACAACGTCACCACAAACACGAGGGCCGCCAGCACGTACACGTCAAACGTGATGTCCGACACCCAGCGCATCACAGACTCCGTTTCAGAAAGCGACGACCGAAGCCGACAAGTACCATCACAAGGCCAAGCCCAATGAACGCGCAAACCGCAGCCTCTTCCGGGGACATAGGGGTTGCAGGAACGGCCGGTTGAGATGAAGCGGAACCGACGATGTAGCCAAGAAGAAAATTCAGCATCACGACCCCCACCTATTCAGGAAGTACCAAACGACCGCACGGAAATAGTCGGAGTGCATCCACACCGTGATGCCAGCCACGAAACCAAGGCTCCACACGAACAGAGCGCAAAGCAGCCGCCGTTTCATCACGCACCCCGTAAACCGAAAAAAGCCCA